GATCAAGATCAAAGTCAACATTGCCGATATAAGTATTAAATACTTTCTTTAATCCATCTGCAATAGCTTCTGCGCCCTGATCAAACGCATTGCCATCAGTATTAAACTGTGGCATACTCCGAAGCATAGCCAAGTTTGCCTCATATGCGCCTTGAGACATACCCACAGATTCCGGCGTGTATTGCCCTAAAAATATAGCCGCTGTATGAAACATCGCGACCATACTCTGTACTGTAGTTATCTCAACCTTATTTCCTTTAAGACGAGCAGTTACTGGACGTGCTGTAACCTGACCTTCGGGAGTATGCTGTTCCTTTAGTGCAATTACACGAACACCCGGTGATTTTTGGAGATCCTCTAAATTGCCGGGTTGAATACCATTTCTCCATACTAAGCCATTCTTCCTCTGGTATCCAATATTAGCTGTAAGGTCTAACTCTCCAGCATATCCTAAAGCATCCCGTACAGATTGTCTGGTCTTCACTATATTCACCATAAACCGGGTATCTGATACTTCGATACCAAGCTTATATCCATTACGAAGGGCTGTTATCTGGTCGGGCTTGAGAATTGCTGCTGCCCATTCCGGATTCTCTAAAGTAACTAACTGCCCATTATAGAAAATACCATAAGCCTCATTTAATAGAGTGCTACCATTGGCTGGTATATAGCGCAACTCAAGCACCTTTCCATTAAAGCCTTTAAGAACATCTACCGGATAGTCCCGTTTTAATTCTCCAGTTGTGGCATTTGTAAGGCTAAAAGTTAAATTTACAGTAGTAGGAGAACTATTGTCTGTAACAAGATTCTCAGGTTGGGGAACTAATGCAACCCCGCCTATTTGAGTTTCTGTAGGTTCTTGTGGGCTTAAAGTTTCAGGTGCATCTTCAGTATATACCGAATCAATAGCATCTGCGTCTTCAGGAATTAAAACATCTGTATCCGACAACTCCTCGTCGTAGATGATATCCATAATGTCATCCTGCTCAGGAACAGCTACATCTACAACCTCTCCCTCCTCATCAAGCACCACGTCTGGAGTATCGAAGTCATATATATCTTCAACCACAACACCGGATTCAGCAGGAACTTCTTCGGCTAAATCTTGTGGTGGAGTAGTATCCCGTAAGATTTCCTCGTTAGCTTCCTTCTGCTGGTATTCATCCTTTAATGCTTCAGCCCTTTCATTGGTGTTCGGGGTGATCTTCTTTTCAATAGAAGAACGCATCGAAGCGATAAACTTATCATATCCACCCGGCTCAAGCAGAGAGTTGTAGGCATCTACCAAAGCCATACGGTCATTAACGATACGGCTCAAATCCGCAAACTGTTTGCGAATATCATCGTAGTCAGCACGGGTATTTGTGTTGCCTAAACGAATGAGCAAGTCATTCATCTCAAGCAGGGTATCTAACCGCCGAGTAAACTCATCAGTATCATAAGTATACTCTGCATTGACATCTATAGCATCTACCTTAGGTGCAAACTTGTTGAGGGCATTATAGATCAGAGTCTTGCGATTCTCTAATGCCTCTAATTCTTCAGCAAGTTTGTTGAGTTCAGCTTCACGCTTTGCCGCCTTTGCCTCATCCACATTCTTGATAATACGACGCGCTTGCTTTGTCTCTAACTGCTTATTTATATTCTTGATTTTCTGGTTGATACGAGTTAACTCATCAACCTTGTCGATGGATATGTCAAACTCCTGCTGAAGTTTTAATCCATCCAAAATTTGATTACCGTTAATATCCTTTAACTTATTCGCAAGTCCGTCTGCAATAGACTTCTCACGAGCATCACGATTCTTAACGTCATAGATAAGCTTAGCGATACCTGCATGGACTTCAGGATCTTCTCCACGGTAAATCTTAGAAGCTTCAGCATATGCATCCTTTACACGAGCCATATTCTCCGTGTAAGAACGGATAGTATTCTCCTTACGACGGCGAACTTCCTCATCAGAAAGTAAAGCTGCATCTTGACCTAAGAAATCTCTGTAGTCCTCTACAGACATATCACGGAAGATAGCTTCTGCCTCTTCCACAGCCATATCATATCTTCCAGTTACAATCTTAGAAGATGCGTGGCTAAAGAGCATATCGCCTTCAATGTCCTTCGCCTCTTTAAAATCTTCTCTATCTACTGCGCCTGACATCTGCTTCGACAAGACCGCTTGTCTACGGACGTTATCAGATTCAGCACGAAGTATCTCCAGCGTACCGGGATCCTTCTCCATAAGGCCCATTACACGCCGAATACGATCATCATTTTCTACCTGTTCAGCCTTGATACCTGCAATACCACCGTATGCCTTATATGGTATCTTCTTGCCTCCAATATCAAAGGTTACAGAGTCAGGGTCGCCGATGTATTTGGAGGTGAACTTGCCACCAACCATAAAGGAAGGCAAGCCAAGAGTACCAATAAGAAGACCCATACCGATTTCCTTCAGGCCATCAGCAGACGAATAGGTTTGCTGTAAACCGTTTTGGAAAGAATCGTACAGAGAAGCAGCTTGGATATTTCCTTGAGCGTCATACTTATCAGCGATATAGTCCTCCGCTGTACGAGAAATAACTCCCTGACCTCCCTCTTCCACAAATCCTTCATACAGAGGACTACGCAGGTATTTAGATGCAGCAAGTGCCCTACGTCCCGGACTAACCACATTCAGAGGTATATACTCCGGCAAGTCAGCCACAGTTTTATTTAAGAACTGCGATGCACGATTTAATTGAGAATCCGTCAACGAGGATTTCGATACCGTACGCATCGTCTTCATACCCGTATTTAGGCCCACACCAAACACACGAGGAATAAGTAAGGCGTTACCGATACCTACCAACGCGAGGTTAGTTCCAAATACAGCATCGAAGACCTGCCCATTCTCCTCTTTGAACTGCTGCTCCATCTCAGGAGTAAAGGATCCGGGGCCATACAGCATCTCGTGCTGAGCCTTACGGTCTGCAATAGCTGTAGCCTGTACGGTACGTGCTTCCATACCCGCCTCCATACCAGCACCCGTAAGCAACTGACGGCTTACCCGACCAACCGTATTGATAGCACGCGCCCTATTTACTTGACCTGCAGCTTGTGTCAATGCAGTTGCCGCCTGAGTAGCTGTAGTAGTAGCACCCAAAGCCGCTCCCTTTACAGCATCATCAACTATATTACCAGAAATTACTTTCTGTCCTCCTGTAGCAATCGACTTTAAAAGCTTTGCACCACGAGCAGCAATACCTGTAGTAGCTGCGGCTTGTACAGGAGCAGCAGCACCTAACGTAGCTGCACTTGCTGCTGTAAGGGCGGCTTCAGTTACGATGGCTCCAGAGATAAATGATAACCCTTTCAGGACATCATCAGTAAAACGCATACCATCGCTAAGCGCAGTTTCCTTATCCCGTAATTGGAAACGCTCTTCGGTAGCTTCAGTTACCTTGTCTAAAGAGTTAGATAAGCTATTATCGTATATGGCAGACAGGTCGCCTGTAACTAAAGCTTCTCCAGCACCATAAAACATACCAATGCCCTGTGCTGCATTGATACCCGTATTGAGTATAAACTTGGCGCCAGCATTGGTAATCTGATCTAAATAGGTTTGGCTTGCAGCAGCTGCTTTATTTGCTTGAAAGGGACTCTCATAGCTAAAGTTCTCAGCTACACCTTGGGTACCTCCCAAACTCAACCAGCCAATATCCCATCCAGTTGTTTGATATTTATCAATATCCTCTGGGCGGTTATTGTAACCTGTGTATAAACCAAGTTTGTTTTTACCAGCATTATATACGTTGGTATTAAATGCTCCTAAATCCAACTCCGTAGAATTGGTATTAGATGGTTTAACCGGAGTAGGTTGTCCAGATAGTGCTTGATTTATTTCCTCTGGAGTCGCATCTCCAAGGGGAGAAAGGTCGGGAGCACCTACTTCGTCGTCTTCAAACATCAGAAATTGTTTTTAATATATTGGGTACCAACGAGGAAGCGTACTTGTTGTTCATCCAGCCCAGTAAGCTTTTGACCATTTAGCGTAAATGGTTCCCCACTTAAATTGTACATTCCAAATTTACCATTTTCTGATTTTACTTCGATACCAAGTATATTATTTTTATATGTGGGAATCGTTCCAATCAAAAGTTTATTAAACTCAGTATCCATCCAAGCTGATGCTAAAAAAGGTGCTTGTGCTCTTGTTTCGCTATTGCTGCTATTCTGCAATTGCATAATAACTCCCCCTAAAGCACCTTCTCCCAGTGCTTGGCTTATCTCACCAATAGGAACAAGTGCAGTAAACTGTCCCTCCTGACCGTTTTGTTCGTAATTCACTTGAATAAGAGGTTGCCCTGTTTTAGGATCAAATCCTGTAGTAAGGGAGGTTTTTATATTTTTAGCCCCATTACCAAGGCTAACATCTTCATGTTTAAATCCATTTAATAAATTACCCTGATAATCCATTAGTCCAACTTGATTCCCTGCCCACAGGTTAAACTGATCATCAATCAGGCTGTTACTAATCCTATCGTCAATCACTGAATAAACTCTATCCGGTGCATCAGTATCATCTGTGACAACAGGCAAAGCTGCTACTACTGGTTCAGTTTCTATAAGCTTCTTCATATCGGGAGAAAGCTGTTGTGCCTTACCCGCATTACGTTCTGCTATCTTCCTACGTCCAGCATTGAGAAGCTGGTCTTGCATCGTCTGTAACACACCCATCTGATCTTCTCCGCCCAACTCAATAAAGGGCTGACCAAACATCTGCTTAGACAAGTCGTTAATCTGCACACGTCCTTCAGGAGTATTCTGATACGCAGTCAATCCAGCACCCGATCCTAAGAACTCCTGTAATGCACCAATATTAGCTGTAACCTCTGAGTTACGATCAAATAGGTCCAGCATAGCCTTATCGTAGTCAGGTCTTCTGGTAGGGCCACCCATAAACTGTCTTGCTCTTCCTTCTTGGTCAAAGCTGCTGAATGTATACGGATCATGCCCAGAGTAAACTACGTTCTCTGCACCGTGCATCATAGCAAGCTGACGTTCCTTCTCCTTTATCTCATTAACCAACTTACCGTTAGATACGACGGTTTGATAGTCGGCATCTCCCATAATGTTACGGGCCATATTACGAACTTGAAGAACTCTATTTTGAAAGTCCTTCTTTTCGCTTGCCTCGTCGATAAGGGATTTTACTTGTTCAAAATAACCTTGAACATAACCTTTATCTCCTTCTGCGGAGTTTGCCATCTGTGTAGCTAAAACCGTTTGGAGTTTCCCTGCCTCTTCCTGAGCGGCATAGAACTGTCTATCCATACGATCATAGTAATCTTTTACAGCAGCTGTAGGGATACCAACCATAGTGGGCTGGTATTCAGCTAATGCAAAATCTCCGGGTATATACTTACTCGCCATTTTATTCAGCAGTTGTTTCGGTAGTGTATTGTGTGTCATACGGACGGTTAGCAGCATACAATGCATTCGCTAAGCCCGGCTGGTAGATATTCTTGAGGTAATCGCTTACTGATGCACTCAGGGTATTTAAAGGTGCAATACGCAAGTTAGCATCCATCATTTTACGCTCATTAGCAAAAGCTACAGAGTCTTTGATATACTCGTTACGCAAGTTATCATTTGCTAACCTTACGTTCGTAGCTAAAGCCTGATAAGATTGCTGTGCTTGCTGTCTTTGTTGTTGGTCGGCGCTACGTAGTCTTGCCTCTTGGTTGAATCGTTCTGCCAACATCCCTTGACGTAATGCAGCAGCCTGAGCCGAACTCAACATAGTATTCCGAGATTGAGCTATAGTAGCATTACGGACATCTTGCAAAGCCTGTCCAATATTGCTCTCATATTCAAACTGCGGAACCATAGTCGTACGAGGAGCCTGAGGAGCCTGTAAGTCAGCTAAGGCATTACGAGCTACACGCGCACTTGCCATAGACGCTAAAGCAGGTATAGCTTGCATCCAAGACACTTTAGGAACATTGATTGTATCTCCTTGGACTTCCTCAATATTCAATTGAGGAGCAGCCTTAGGAGCACCCATCGTTGCAGCAGGAGGAGCAGCGGTAATGAAACCCGGAGGAACTTGTATTCTTGGCATCTCAGCTTCTCCCTGTGTTACATCCACAGTAGCCATATCTGTTACTCCGGGAATTGCAGGAGTCGTAACTTGATTCAACTCAACATCTGGAACAAGGCGGGGAGTATATTGATTCGCAAAAGATCCAGCCATAGAAATCCCCCGCATAGCATTAGTTCCCATATTAGCTACCTGTGTAGCATATTCAGGATTTACTGGCCCCAGTCCCAAGTTCAATATACCTGCCCTACTTGCGGAATCATCTCCATACAATATCCAATTAGGACGAGTCTGTACTGCTTGTGTAGAACGAACTAAGCCTGTAGAAGTAGAAGGTGCGCCTTGTGGTATAATTCTAACAGCACCTTGAACTCCTTTAGGGCCAATAGCAGGAAGACCTACTAAGTTTCCTATTAATCCCTCACTACGCAAGCGAGATCCTTCTGCAGTTGTTTCTGCATCGATAGGTTCTCCAGCATATTGTGCTCGATATTCGTTCCAAGGTGTAACTCCTTGAGTACCCTTGCCCCTTTGAGTTGTAATAGTTCCGGGAGCCTTTGCAACTTGGTTAGATGCAGCAGTGAGTTTGGCAAATGCTGTACCCGGATTTGAAATTAATTCAGCAAGTGCATTAACTCCAGTTGAATAACCAGCAACGGATAAAACCTGTTGAATGTATGTAGGAGTACCTCCTGTATCTACGCTTGATTGAGATAAGGGATTTTGCAATATTGTCCTCCAAGCTTCTGCTGTGGTCGGACGAGCATCTCTCGTATGGTTATAAGTATATGTAGTAGGTTTAGGATTGTTAACCCAAGATTGTGCCTGATCTGGAGGAACAGCGAATGCCTTTGAAGCAGATGGAGGAATAGCTTGGAATTGCTCTTGAATAGATTTGTTGCTATTGGGATTAACAAATCGGATATCTACAGCATTATATCCTCCTTGTGCGTTAGGAGCATATACGTAGTTCCCTTTCTTTTGTATCTCTCCAGTAATAGCTTCCCCTCCAAAACTTAAAATAGGAGCGTATTGAGCTAATCCACTTGCAACAGCTTGTCTATTTGTCCTTGCCTCAGGCTGACCAGTACCAGTTTGTGCAAATGTTGGTGCAGTAGCTTGATTAGATACATTAGCACTTGACTGCCCATACCCGCCAGATGCAATGGTAGAAGGTCTATTTTGAAGCGGGGTATTGCTATATTGCTGTAGAACCCCAATATTAGTAGCACCTCTGGGAGCATCAGGATTCATCTTAATGCCCTCCATAACGTCTACAAGAGTATCTCTGTATGTTGGCTTTGTTGCATACTTTCCTAATCCTTCAATAAATTCTCTTGGAGTATTTGCACGAAAAGCAGCGTCATAATTAGGTTGTGCCTTTAACCAAGCAAGTTGGGCTTTAGATGCAGCATCTAAATTTGGAAAGAAGAAAAAATCCGAATTTCTTGATTCTTCTACACCATTAATTACTTCTGTTGTTTTTTTATTCCTTTTCTCATAAGGAATACCTAAGCTTTTAAAAAGCTCTGCATTTTTATCGTCATATTTAATACCAAAATAGTCGTCAGTACCACCACTTGTTACTTGCCAACCATTTTCTGTAGCCCACTGTGCTACAGCTACCTCTGGGAATGGATGACCAGCATTTACAGCAGCAGCATATATCCGCGCTGCATTACGACGCTTTTGCTCTTGTGTAAGCTCATCACCGGATGGATTCTCCGGTGCTTCAACAAATCCCCCCGTTACGAATTTTTTTTTTCACCCTTCATTGTGGGTGTGTATCCTCCGTACATATAACCTGCCATAGGGGTAGGTGCTGGAGGGTTGTATTGTAAGGGCACCATACCATACTGCATTGCATTATTGTAGTCTTGCAATACATATGGATTAGTGCCGATAGTACGAGGGCTAATTGTATTTAATTGACGCTGGTTGTAACGAGACAAGGCGAAATCCAAAAGTTGGTTTTGGCTTGGCATATTCTGGTACATAGCTGCCATCTGCATAGGATACATAGGGGCAGGTTGTGTAGCAGATAACTGGCTTAATCCAGACAACAGGTTTCCTACATTACCACCTCCACGCATCATCGGAGGATTACCTCCATACATCATCTGCGGGGGCATTTGTTGTGCCATTTGAGCAGCCATCATAGGATCCATCTGCGGAGCCATAGCTTGCTCCTGTTGCATACGCATCCCTTCGTTAGCTTGGATCAAAGCATCCATAGCCCGTTGTGCTTTTTCTAAATTCTTACGGGCAGTATTAGCCATCGGCCCTGATGGATATTTAGACAAAACTTCTTCCTGCTTACGGATGTAGTTAGCAATAGTAGTTGCTACTTCCGCGGGAGTTTGTTTTTTATTCATCGTAACATATTTAAAATTGCCGAAGCATCAAATTTCATTGCATCGCTGAAGACATAACCGCCGTCTGCACCTTTAGTAGGTATACCACCGTTTGAATGTTTTGGGCCTACAGCTTTGTGTAACTGGCCTCCCATATTCATTTTTTTATATGCACCAGTTCCCAAAGATACAGGTTTTTCATTAGGATTACTTAAAATAACCTCACCACCCTCCGTCTCATACTGGGGAATGGTATTCGGCCCACCCAACTCTTTTTTATTAGCTTGTGATATCATCCTATAAGTTGGATTCTTCATTAACATATCGTAAGCACTCGTAACCTGAGATTGTGCAGCAGGAGGTGTATAAACCTGCATAGGATATTGCCGCTGACGTTTCTGAATAGTTGCCGCTATCCTCATTGCCTCTTGGGGATAGTTAGGTTCTGTAGCATATCCAGCAGCTTTTAATGCCTCTAAATATTGTTGCGGATTAGCTGCTTGACGTGCGGCTGCATAGCGTGGCTGATTGATAAACTCAGCATAAGCACGCATGCTATCTTCTAAAGTTGGGAAACCTAAAAAGACAGCATCTTCTGAGGTCTTCTTCCCGTTTACATATTCTCCTGTCTGTACCTGATCTCCAACTGAATATGGAATACCTGCTCTTTCTAAACGTGCTTGAAAAGTGGGATCCGCTTTAATGCCAAATACAGAGTTAGGAGCAGGTTGGTTATTGCCCCAGCCACTTTCGTATGCAAACTGGGCAGCTACGGCTTCAGGAAATCTCATTCCTAACTTTTGAGCCATCTGATACACCTCTTGGCTACGGGCAGCTTGAGCACGCATAACATCTTCCCAAGCTAACTTACCCGCTTTATTGAGCGCATCTATATCAGTTCCCCACTGAGTATACTGTTTGGTGTATGTAGGTGGTTTGGGGGTAGGGCCGCCGTTATCCATTTTTATAGCATCTACCTTACCACCATATTTTGCATATGGGCCAGCAGATGGGCCTCCCGTAGAATTGTAACCATACATAGCACGCTGATAGTCGCGCATTGCTCCAGTATTGGCAGCAAGTTGTGCGCTCCGTGTATCAGCTAAATTCTCGTGCCATTGATCTATTTGTTCTGCACGTTGTGTAAAAGCCTTTATACCTCCTGCGATAGCCCCAACTGCTGTACCAATAGGGCCAAATTTAGATCCCTGCCCTGCACCTTGTAATGCGCTACCAGCTATGTTAGCAAAGGACTGTGTAGGAGCTTGGTATGCAGTACGCTCTTTCTCCATATCTTTTACCAACTCCCCAGCAAAGTTTAACCCAGCAGTTTTTAAAGATCCTAAAGCTTGTGCATTAGCGTGTTTGCCCAACACATCAGCAGCTTGACCCCCCTGAACATTCGTATATGTCGAGTTAATACGCGGTGATATGTCATTCATAAGACCATTCTCACGAATATTACTTAACTGATTTCTAAAGTCAGTTACATATTGACTACCAAAGTTTGGGCCTGAGGGAATAGTATTGGCAACTGGATTGGCTAATAAGCTGGAATCTGTATCGAGAACAGATCCAACTTTATTCATATCCATTTTAGGGGTAGGCGTATAACCGTATCCTACATTGGATATATCAGGATTTTGAGCAATACCTTCTTTAGAAAGAGGATTATTAGCCAGCTGAGGATTATTGTAAAAATTATTTAACTGCCCAGATTGCAAAAGGCCCATCCAATCCCGATACGTTGCATTATAATTATAAGCCCTATATTCCCCATATAGAGCATCAAGCTCTTGTTGAGATAACTGAGACCACCACTCGTTCATTACTTCTTCTTTTTAGAGATTTTACGAAGGGTAGTCGCGAGATTGGCTTGACGTACAGTAGTAGTATCGTACTTCTTAGGATTCTTCTTTACCGCCATAGCAAATGCAGCAGCAGTCAACCCACGCTTTTTAGCTTTCGCTGTAAAAGCACCGGGACGCTTAATAGCTTTTTGTATCCAATTAGATTTTTTCATATCAGCATTTCCATCTGCGGCGAGCTTGCCTTAAACGTGAATTGGGATCTTTAGCCGCTGAAGGAAACATCTTCATCTGGCCTGCAGATCGTGCACAAAAAGATTTCCTTCTCTTTGCGTCTTTACTGCCCGCTTTTACCTTTCCAGTTACTGCTGTCTGTAACTTACTTCCGGGATTGGCTTTCCGATAAGCCCGTACTCCTGATGCAGTCATACCTGCCCCTTGTTTAGTTGGGCGATAGTTTGCACCTGCACCTTTCGTTGTGCGACGTATGGGCTTTTCAGAACGTGCCATTATTTTACAATTTGATTCTTAGCTAAAAGAAGTTTTATTTCCTGCATATCTCGTACTAACTCAGAGAGGATATCTCTGATCTCGTCTCTTCCGTTTTCTAAAAACTCAAGACGGGTTTTGATTTTGGATTGTTCCACTACTTGGCGTATATAGACCGTAAGTATAGACCCTGATATAACAAGTATCTCATACACGGTAAGTGATGTTTCCATTTTTAGATATATTATAGTATTAGATTACAGCGCATTCTACAAATCAACGGGCACTCAATCGTGCGTTTGCTGTAACCTCGTACAAATATAGTAAAGCTTTGACATCAGCGTCTCTTACCTTGCCTGTTTCTAAGCGCAGTACGATATTATCACTTATAATATTTCTTTTCTCGTAATAAGGTTTATTAGGATTAAGATTAGAAGTTATAAGTTGACCGTCCAATGACATCGTTGGTTCATCCCTATCCGAGATAATATCACGGAAAGCATTGAATTTCCAACGTCCTTCTTGCAATCTTACCGTACCAATTGGAACGCCTAACTGTGGATCAGGTTCGTAGAGTGCTACATAGCCGCTATTGTGCGTATCTGTAAAGACCAAGGCATAATCGAAGTTGTACTTATACTGATTATGTAAAGCCCCATTAGCAGGAGAGAAGGTATCATCAAATACTGTAATACCACCAATTACTCTTGGGTTCCAATAAGCTTTTGCAATCCACTCAAACGATCTCCAATGTGCAGCTTTAGGCGCACCAAATGCAATGTCTATAGATGCTTTAACATCAGCCTCAGGTAAAACCTTTGGGGAGTTATAACGATATACTTTCTGCGGGCCAGCATTTTGGATACCATACAAGCCATCTAATCCTCCAATAAGAATATCAGCATTATAATTATGGAAGGATACCCAAGCATTATTGTCAAAGCTAAAACTGATGTAAGTATCCTTAGGTGCCCACTTCCAAGTCTGAGGGTCACTAATAACCACGTTATATGGGCTAAGACCTGAGTTTAAAATATAGCCGTATGTATAAAGTTCTTCTTGTGTATTAGGGAATCTTGCAGGTGTTACATCCTTGCTTGTGGTATTCCTAATAAACAATACAACACGATTGGTCTTCTCATCATACGCAGCAGCTACACCATTCATAAAGCTATGGGTAGCTGTAAGATTACTACCTCCTAATTCTGTAGGGTAATCGTAATTCGCACTTGTAGAGAATATATATCTCCAAAATCCTTTAAATATATCTAACTCTCTATTGAAGAAATCCCGCATACCATTGGACGAGATTTCTTTTAATTGACCATTATAGAGAAATACCTTCTTACGTGCTAAGTCAACAAAGAAGTAACCAGCAGGTGTAAGAACACAGGCAGCTTTATTCTGCGTACCAGCATATCCAAACTCTGTAGTAAGGATCTCTTGAGGACGTACATCGAATATATCCCCATCACCAAGTGCAGCTACACCACTTGTAGTAACAATCTTCTCCTTGCCGCTTGTGATGTATAATGACTTCTCGTGATGAATAAGAAGCTTATCTCCGTAGTCCTGAAGATTGGTAATCGGCCCTCTATCTTTTGGCTGCTCTAAGTAATCTAATGGGGCAAACTCCCGAATAGTCATACGTGTACTATCCGGTTGGAATGCTAAGCTTCTGTGTATACGGTAGGGGAACTTATTTAACTGAGGGTCGTCGGCATTGTAAATCAGAGGTTGCTGCCATTGATTAAGCTGCAAGAAGTCGGACTTAAAGGTATACTCGTTATTTTCTTCTGGGCTTGCTGGTCTATATACAAACTCCCAATCATTCAAGTTGGTTTGGTATGTATCTCTGAATAAGTGGTTATAAGGCGTGTATACTGAGTTGTAGTAAACTGTAGAGATAGTACCTGTTTCTGCATCTACAGTTCCCGCTCCACCTGCTATTACCCCATCTGTAGCTATGTATCCCCAAGTACCATTATTTGCAGATTGATCATTAAATCTTGCATTAGCCCCCATAGGAGCAGTAAGCCTAAAACGATACATAGATCGTATTACATCACCTACAGTATATCTTGGACGATGCCAAATGCTATTATTGAAATCTGTATAAACTCCCCTACGAGGGTATGAGAAATTAATAGGATTTGCTTGATTAAATTGCATACTGCCACACGCAGGAGTACAGGCTACTAAATCCTGAAGAGTATATCCTTCATAGCAATTTCGCGCAACTCGATTGTAGTTACCAACCATTATTGGCTGCCGCGGTACTTGATTACTTGCAATAGTAGTTACATCTAATAATATTCCTTGCTCTGCAAAATTCCAAGTATTCTCTCCAACATTACCAATAATATTAGGTATGTTTTTATACGTATATTCTAAACTCTGCAACAACTCTTGCCCATTAGTATACTCGCCAAAGTCGTTAATTTGTAAATTACCATTCCACAATGAAACCATAGATTCCATACCGTAACGGTTATCGAATCCTATTTCATCATCTACATTATTAGACGCTACATATTTATTTTTAGCTATACCTAAAATCTCACAGGTATACGGAATTTGTTGCGATATAAACCCTCCATTTAAAACACGAGGTTGGAATATTGCTTTACGTTGTTTGCCATATATGCTTTCTGGATCTGTTGGCGCATCATCTTCAGGATTTCGAGCATAAAAAATAGGTTCCTGATCTGTACGTAAACCTATTATATGGTTTTGATCAAAATCTCCATTTACGGCATCGTAGTAACCTTCCACATCTGCAGATTCACTTTGGATATAGTGAAATACTTGTTCTCCCTTAAAATACATTGGCCCCTCAATACCCGGCTTGTCTTTAATCATTCCAAACTCTGGGCTTATACCACACTCAAGTCTTATGTAACTTGAGTAAGAATTGGTACCATAATTTGGGTCGCCACTAAAATTCCATTTATTTTTAAAATCCGTAGATGCAGGTATAAAGTTCTCATTGTTAGAAGAAACATATGAGTTTCTAACCCATAAGTTATATGTCGTTTGGCTATAGTGTTCTCTATTGCCGCCGCCATTACCAAACTCTGCAAACCAGTTAGGGCTACCGTGTATTACTGGGCTTGTACCTTGAACGATACAGTTAGATCCAGTACGCTTAGCATAATAAAAACGGACGCCTTGATATCCAGCCGGTATATCTACATTGTGAAAAACCAGCTTTAAACGGGGGTTCTTTCTATCGTTCCAATCATATCCCATCTCTTTAAGCCAAGAGATACTTGGCATACGATGGTGTGATACGGGTTTATTTGCAATCTCTACTTGTTCTGTCGGTACTGTGCCAATACTTAACGTATCATACAAACTATATTCCCCAAGATTTAAAATCCAACTTAGTGGATGTACTGTTTGGTCGGGGAAGTTTGCGGGATATAACTCGTCTTGGTTTTGCCAAATACCTAAAAGTCCTTTAGTTGGGCCTTCTGCACTACAAATAGCAGTACAGCGACCCATCCAGTATTTACCCCCTTCCCCAAAAATATTCTTATCTATATTTAAAAAATTCATCAACCCCAAGTAGTTGGGTTGAGTAGGAACAATATTAGAATCCAGAATAGTCTGTAACGAGTTATTTAAATTTATCTCATAATAGTTTTTAGCTAATGCATCTGGATGATAATCAATATTGTAAGGAGCACGATATGTAACCAAATCAATCTCTTCCCCAATCACACCCGCATTTAAAACATTAGTAAGGATAGGTCTGCCGGGAATATGGTATGCTGGGCTATATGATCCATCATCACGAATAAATGAGACATACAAAGCATATACCTCGTCGGGCATAAATCCAGTATTCTCAGGATACCCTACTTCATCCAAAGATTCGTCTTCGGTTAAGTATGTTTCTTCTGTAGCATGATCTTCTGGCGTATTATTATCTATGATATGATATTCAGGCCATATTGCATTTGCTATTTCTTGTAAAGAAACGTCTTCTTTAGTTTCTAAGTTAGCGATATACAACCGATTATCGTGCATCTCCATAGAGCCTACACGAGTATAGCTCTGAGGCATAACGGTAATATCCTCCAGAGTAAGTTCTTCTAACGTAATAGCACCAGTTAAAATTCTTGTACTGATGGTATATGGTGCTGTACTTATTGTGCTTGCGGTACTAAATCTCTGAACAACACGTACAGAGATTTGATTATTGATAACACTTAGTAATACAACATCAAGGAACTTATGGGATCGGCCTACATTTTCTAATCGAATGTTTAAGCCGTTGTTATTGCCCCTTACATAGAAAGGGCCAGCCAAATCTGTAACCTTAGTTACACCACCATCGTCTGTGATATAGCGTGTACCAACAAAGTATGCTCCTTCAGCTAATTCACCTCCCGTCACACTATTGCCCGTTATCTGAACACTATTTATTTGGGGGAACAAGTAAAGGTCTTTGCCATCAAAGAACTCACCATATACTCTATCAATATTTACAATCTTAGGAGGAGCATAGCCGTTAGTAAACACCACATATCTATCCCCATTAAAATACTTAAATGATACTACGTCAAAGTCATCAAACCGACTGAAATCAAGAGCGAAGTAGTTATTTTCAGTTTGAGCTAAAACTTGGGTAAACTGAGAACCTATCGGTGCATTAGGCCGATAAATCCATATAGAACCTAAATTAAAATCAATACCGGGTATAGGAGAGACAAGGTTGCTTATCGCAAATACAACCCACTCCCCATCATCTAAAACGTGTACTCCAAGAATGTGATTGTTGAATTGAGAAAACAATCCATAGAACTCTGCACCACTCTCCTGAATAAGGGCATCAAGTTGTTTCCCATAAATAAAGTTGTAAGCCCGACGGTAGGTTCCATCGGGCTGATTCTGTGGAGAAACGTCGGTATTTATTCCTTTAACAGGTTTCATCGCATCAGTCGTTCTTGTGTGTTATTCCCAATAAAGAAATCGCTGTGGGCATTGATGTTTGGTAACATTCTCACCCACATATTCTTGAACGCTTCCATCTTGTCTATGCTCGGGAAGGCAGCTTGGTTCTGTGCCTTGACACAGTACTCGCCCCATTTCATATCTGCTGCCTGCCAATCGATGAAGGGGTGCGTATAACCCCCCATCAGCATCTGACGAATCACGTACCATTCAAGAGCTTGTTTAAAGTAAATATTGTCTGGAACTAAAGGATAGCCGCAATCATCTAAAGGAAAGGCAGTATAGTGAATCTTTACCTTACCCTCTTCAAATGAGGTTTGGATATAGTCCGGATTGATCACATAGTAATCTCCTCCGCCATATCCTGACGCACGCACTTGCATACGCTGCTTGAACGTATTGTTACCAGACGGGTGTTCTGCTGCCTCTGTTTGAAATACTGCTCCTGTAGCCGCTATATTGTCTCCATATGGCTGTGGGTTAGTAGTACGGTCGGCACGGGGTAAATCGTATACCGTAGTGTCAGTACCGTAGGGTAAGGCAGATCCGTTGTATTCTACCTGAAGGATATCTACCAGTTCGCAGGGAAGGAGTGCTCGGTGATTTTTAACCTCCAACTCAATACCACGCTTCTCAAGACCCGTAAAGTATCCAATATATTCCAATGCCTCCCCAATCCACTCAATAGCATCAACAACCCAAGAATCTGAATTAGGTTTCAGATCCCGGAAGATTTTAGCTACGACAGCTTTGGAGGATACCGTTTTATAGATCATTTGAAATTTAAGTAGGCAAATTCATCTTGTTTCAGTTTGGTTACTAATGCTCTCTTGTTTCCCTTTACCCCACCGTTAGGAGTAAAGCTGTAAACGCTTTTATTCTTTACTAAGCAACGGGCCTTTTCCCAATGCCATCTGAAGTAGAAATCGTCGGTATAGTAGACAATGGTTCTGATACCCTCTTTCCTAAGCTTGTTGGTCTCTCCCCAATCCACTGTAGGCTTGTTAAAAGACCTTGCTATCTTCTTAATGCGTATGCTACTCAACCTGTGGCCCATATTAAAGGAGTGCCCCTCTAAAATAAGCCCACTGACCTTCTTATTAAACTCTGACACCACATACTTATAGAGAGTATAAGTTACTGTGGTCTTAGGGTATTTCTTCTTGTAAAACTTGTAGGCATCTACTGCACCTACATTACTCACTGAGCTGAATTTCACTCGCATCATCTGTTCTATCTTCTAAGCGGAGTTCTAAAGACAATATTGACTGTGAGACACGTTGTACCATATCCATAGACATTGGGTACTCCATATCTGCTGTAAAGATTTCTGTGTTGTTGCAGCATACGTATCCATACAAATCAGACGGATCCTCGAAGATGCCTTTTACTAAAATCTTCTTAGGTGTCGTATTGTAGACATAGATTCTGTCGTTAGTATAGATGTACTGAGGATGTTGCTTACTCCATTTCGAGTAACGCGAGTAATCCGCTTGAACTGCCGTAGTTCTTTGGTAAGGTTGTTTTGCATCCACCGTACCAACATATATAAAGTCAGATCCATCGTACAGGCGAACTGGTCGGGGTACCTTTTTGACTGTGCGCCATACGGTACAACCAATGTTCTCTTGGTAGCAACACTCCATAGCACTTGCCTCTTCCATCTCCAGACAGTCCAGTTGTTGGATAAACTGAGAGGGAATACTGAAGTTCCTCTGTTGGTCTTGACGGATGAATAAGGCACGATAGTAGGCAACCATCATTTTGAGCCGTTCACGAAGAACGACATCATCAGGCTTACCTACTTGGGTAGCAAGGTTATATACAATTTCGTTTAGCGTTGCCACGGCATTTTATTTTTATCAATAGATCGAACAACAAAGTAGCCTCCTATAGTTGTGATAAGTACTGTTTCATAAATAGAGATCCAAGAATCCTTTACCTCATACTCTATCTTCAAGCTATCCAAGATGATAAAGAGATAAAGGAATACAATAAGAGAAGCAAGCACAAGAGGACGGACATTTACAGCTAACCAACTATTGGAACTTGTATCGTATTTCCAACGCTCGGTTATCTCTTTCTGTTCTTCTACGTGGAGTTGCTGCATCATCTGCATCAACTCTTTCTTTTCGGCAGATGAGAGGCTTGGTTCTTTATCTATTAAATTCTTCAGTACTCCCAACATTCCCTGATCGGGTAATGCATCCCCTACAACATCGAGGATTTGAGGAGCCTTATCTTTAAGCCACGCACCTATCTTGGTGTCGCGGATTTTTTTCATAGATCAATTATTCCTGATTGTAAAATTACAAAAAGTAAACTGATATAAGTTGGCACCAATGTCAACTATTACATCTAACACAGTAAGTTTTCCAAATCTTACTTTGATGAGAAACTTGTCAGCTTGTTTAGCTCTATTTCTCCAAGAGTGAGTGAATTTCATTTTATTAATGATTAAGGTTTAACTTCTTCTAAGCTCTGTAATGCTTGAATGCCCATATGCACTTCGATATAAGGATGTTTGGACAGATATTGAATTACAGAGTTCAATACCTCCTCAGAAATGATGTAGTGTTTCACGGTCTTTCTACTGGTTGTCCGGGTTCAAAGATTTCAATTGCTCCCTGAAAAGGATTAATGTCATTCCCATTATAGTCAATAACAGGACTATGCAACCGTTGATAGCATTGTTCGATTAGGTTTAAGTTGATGTCAGGAAAGAAATCGTTATTCTCAAAATAGAATGTAACAAATTCTAAAGGCATCTTGCCATTGATACGGCTTGCTTGATCGTAGTATCCTGCAAGTATCAACTCGAGCCTCTTGTTATGCCAATCTACGTTGGTTATAGAAACCTTCCAGTAGTTTAGCTCAACCCCATATTGGGTTTGTATTGGTTGTAAAAGTGCCATTATAATCCAAATCTTGATTTAGTGTTATTCCAATTAGTTGTTACTTCGGCGGCAGTGAGAGGTCGATTGTACGAACGAATTAATCCTACCCACCCACTTGAAAATTGAGATGTAGTATTCCACGAAAAAAACTGTTGCAAACTTCCATATGCTGAAGTATTTGTAGGGGAATAATTACCAGTGGATCGTGTCCCTTGCAAAGTTCCATTTTGATATACTTTGTATGAGTCATTAGCACCCAAATCCTCCATTGTTATAACAATTTGACACCAAGTATTTGCTGGTACATTACCTGCATTCCAATCGCCTGTTACCATACCAACAACATATGCAGTTTGAATCGACGTGTTACTCCAACGAACTCTTATTCCAACATTATTGTTAGAGAAAAAATCGCCAGCTGAGCTTCTTCGTTGTAACCAGAATTCCCAAGTAAGGTTTTTTCTGTTAACTAAATAAAAGGTGTCGTTTGTAGTATACGCATACCCATTCATCGTCATATGGGATGCTGTTACCGATGTCGGCCCGCTGATCCCAGCATTAAAATTTTGGTCTATATCAATATATTTTATATTGTTGTTAGTCTTTACTGTAGCGTTATTTATTATAGCATTAAGCCCAGATAAAACGATACTGTGACCCGGAGCTTGTGGATGACCAGACATATCGTATATATATCCTACAGTATATCCTTTTGGTGCTGCTGGATCCCATAAGCCGTTTAGCCCGTTAACCACAAAGGTTGCGGGATCCACATATGCCCTCGAATCGCTGTTGGCTACAGCATCAAAAAAGAATCCCATTATGATGTTGCTCTATCGCCAACTACTGTCCAGATGTTTTCAGCTACTCTTTTAATGCCAATTACAGCATATTGACCAGAACTCTTAGCCGTAGTTCTGCTATTGACTGTAACTCCCGATGCCCCAGCAATAGTTATTTGCCCTGAATTAGCTTGCTCAAAGAGAATCTCTGTGTGGGCTTCCCAAGCAACTGTGGACTGTAAGGGTACAGTAATCGTTACTGCCGTGGTAGAGGTGCAACGAAGATATTTGTAGGCATCAGATAAAGCTAAAGTTCTTGCTCCAGTTGTTTCAGTATCTACCGTAAAGGTTACTGTGTTAGTAATAGTGCCTGAAGGAGTGTACGATTCAAATGCGGTATCGGTCGCATTTCTACGAATAGATTGCCCTCCTGGGATTGCAATATTTCCTGCGATGTCAGAGAAGTTTGCCATTATGAAGCAATAATACCTTTAGTTTTTAAATCGAGTATCAGAGTGCCAACAATATCGGATAGTTGACCAAGCGTAAGAGTATCGGCATCACCAGTCCTTAAAGTGTTGAGATTTGTGAACGTAGTATATCCAGTTTGAGCTAAGCCTAAAGATCCACCAAAAAATGTATATGCCCCATCATCTCTAATTTGGAATGTAGTTGCGGGGGTACTGTTATATAGCCTTAAAGAACTTGTTGTGCTTGTCGATCCCGCTCCACGAATAGACAATCGAATATTTCCTTCAGGACCACCTGCCCCAACAGCTACAGCCCCATCATCTCTTGTTTGAAATAGTATACTTCCTCCAGAGTTCCTAACTGTAAAGTTTTGTGTAGAAGAAGTCGAACCTCCACCATGCACTAAGAACCTATACGTTCCTGTCGAGTTTGATCCATAGGTAGCCGTACCGTCGTGCGCTATTCTAAATCTTTCTGCTAAAGTTGATGTTCCGGGTGCTACTGTACTAAACGTCATTAAAGACGGAAGAGAAGCTGGTGCATAAGTTCCAGCAGTAAAAGCTTGAATAGATGCTCCAATACCTACAGTACCTACACCTGTACTACCACCAAATGCTATTGATCCAAGTCTATCAGATGTAGTTAATGCGGCATTGTCATTCGACATAACTACGACATTGGATCCAGCTGTACCACTTGATGCAGCCGTATTCTGCACTAAGATGCCATTCGTATCAGCAGAAGATGCAGTAATCTCATAGGTGAGACCCGTATTAAGTCCTATACCTAATCTACCATTTGTATTGTCCCAGAATAAACCAGATGTAGCACCAAAGGCACCAGCATTATTAAACTGAATCTCTCCAGTATTTCCAGCAGGAGTGCCCCCACCTGATACTGTAGACCAACTAATTGTCCCAGTACCATTCGTAGCTAATACTTGACCATTAGTACCATCAGATGTAGGGAACGCATAGGGTGTTTTAGTCCATAAGGTATTGCCAGAGTTACGTTGTACCAATACACCAGCCGTAGGAGAAGCAACAGATACATCCTGCAAATCGCCTAACTGATGATGTACCGTAGGACGTACAAAAACACTACCATTTGCAGAACTTACTGTAACCATAGCCACTACTATATCAGCAGCAGGTTTTGCAGGTTGTGTGCTTGTAAGCTGTCCAGCTGTACCTGAAGCATAGAGGATAGTACCTACAGTATATGTTGAAGTATTTATTCCCTTTACATATCCCACAGATACAACTACACCTTCGGCTTCAGCAGCCATAGACTTCTCCGTAAGACCTATAAAGTATAGGGGATCGTCTACGTCTGCATCGAAAGGTTCAATCTTAAACCGCTGCCCTTCTACACCTACAGCTTTAACAGCCGTTCCTAAAGCGATTGTACTTGCCGTCTTATTAATTGCAGGCAAGTAGGTATTCCCTAATACGAGCTTATTACCATTAGCTGTTGTAAAGACTAAAGACTCAACATCGGGGTCATACCGCATAACTCCATCACCATCTGCGGTAGTAGGAGTTAAATCGAATGTAATAGCATCAAAGCTTGCCTCTCCGTTAGTTCCTACGAGCGCAACAGTGCCAGAAGCATTAGGAAGATAAATTGTACGATCTGCAGTAGGATTAATAGCTTGTAAGGTCGTCTCATTGGCATCTGCTGTACCTCCTTCAAATACAATTCCCGTAGAGCTTGAATCAAGGTATAAAGAGGATGTTATTGTAGGTGTAACAAAAGTTGGTGAGGAGTTACTGGTTACAATACTATTATTGCTTATAAACGTAGCAGGAGCCACGGTCTTTACGCCTCCCGGATTAGCCGCATCTACAGCAAGTAGGTAGTCACCTTTTGTAGAAGCTACAAACTTCTCTACGTTAGCTAAATCCGTAATAAGGCTTGTATTTCTCAAAGCCTCAGAATCAAGTATACCAAAATTTGTTTCTAATGTAGCTACGTCAACTTCAAGATCACTAAAAATACCATTCAATGCAGTCACAGTTGCAGCCGCAGATCCTCCAAAAACCGTGTTTGTATTATCCCTAATTCCAGTATATGGAAACTTATATATCGCATACTCACCCGTTGAACTTTGTACAGTAATATTATTACTGAGATTACTTGCCGTCAAGTATGAGCTTAACAAAAATGTTTTAGATACTCCATCAGGATAAATAAATAAAACACTATTTGCTCGAGGTATTACTTTGATAACCGACATTACGGTGTTATTTTAAAATGTAGGTTACTAATTGATGCGCTTTGTACTACGGCATTATTAGTAGAATATTTACCATAGAACTTAAACCTAACTTTTGTAATAGAGGTTAAATTAATAGTTAGATTAGGTAAAGATAAATTATTTAAATTCTGAGCTGTTGACTGAGTAGTTGTAAAAGCCCCTGCACTTTGGGCTTGCATCGAATATAAATCTATGGATTCAGTATCTAAAGATGTGCTTCCAGAATACGTCTCAACTTTAACACCGAAAGTAAAAGATGCTCCAGAAGTTGGTGCGGAAAAATTTCCAGAAATAGTCGATGTTAAAATACTATATAAAATTGAATTAGCGAATTGAGATAAAACAAGTACTTGGGATCCATTTGTTGTTCCTGTAACTTCTATATAATGTTCGGATGCAACAGTGTTTATATTTATAGTAAAAGCCCCAGCAGATACTGATACTCCAGTATTCAGAGTGAAAAAGACGGGCGTATTAGCTGTATAAGTAGAGGTTCCAGATGCAGCAAGAATACTTATAGCGTCAGTGTTAGTTATATATACGGAACTTGGTAGATATGTGCCACTTCCGGCTCCTGTTCCAAAAACTCCTAAAAAGGCTAACAAATCCGCAGTTGAGACCTGACCATCATTATTTAAATCTCCTAATATTCCTGTAGTGCCTACATAACTTGTAACAGTGCCATTGCCCTGAGCAATCTGGACTTGAATCAAAGCATTTACAAGCCACTCTACTACATTATTCGAAGCTAACTTATAATATGAATTATCTGTAGTTCTATGTACTGCAAAGTTTACTGTATCATTTGCTGCAGATGCTAATGCCTCTCCAATTGTATCATACGTATCAATTGGAAATACTGGATAGCTACTAAATCGTGTTGCTATCTCTTTGTGCTTAGTTACATCGCCCCAATACTGATTTGAAGTATCAGCAAGATCGTAATTGTATAATGTTCTATTATGCAGCACCAATCCTGCCCTCCGATTAGTTGTAGGAACAGCCTCTAAATCTGCTTGAGTAGACCCAGCAGAATAGGCGTACCCCAGTATGGTGTTGTCCTCAACACGCAATACGGGATACGCCGCTATATTTTGAATAAAGTCACTTACCTTTATTGGCATCGGTCTTGAGAGTTAGGAACTCAATACAGCCAACCAAGGCTTGTGGTTCGATATCTAACCCATCTAAACCATGCAACTCCACCTTTTTTAGTTTGACATTTTGATCTTCATTCAGAAGAATCTCGATGTCTGTTTTAAACTGTTCGGCTACTTCGTCTGCAAGTACGAGTTCACCTTGTTCATTCTCATAAGCCTGTGATCGGATGTCTTTGACGTATTGATCCCGGTGTTCTTCAAAGGGAGCAACTACGTCCTTTAGCTTCTGCATGTTCTGTGCTATCACAAAGCTGGCTGCAAATGGTAGTTTTTGCTGGCTAAGGGCTTGAAAAGACCGTAAAGCCTCGATACACTGTTTGAGTGTCATTACTTAAAAGTTTGAAAGTGCGTATCTGTACTGCAAATATATACGCAAGCTACTAATGATTATCCTGTGATTCCTATATAATAGACTTGAGTTGCAGTCATACCATTAATGTAAACCTTAATGTTGCTATCGTCGTCTATAACCAATTTTGGAATTACTTGATAGTAATCGTTACCATCAGCAACATACACATTTACGATTGGATATAAATTACCTAAACCGTGGTAGATGGCAAAATATCCAGCAGCAACGTCTCCCGCAGTTACTGTAGCAATAGCTTTTACAGTTTTTGCGTATTGTACCTCTGTTGTACCTGCAGCATTAGAAACACCTGATCCGGGGAATGTAACGCCGATATTTTCAGTTGAGTAAGTTGTCCAGCTTCTCAATCCATCAGGCATTACATACTTAGTAGTATTTGTTCCCTGTAACGTCTCAGCAATACTTGCAGAAGCAATACTCGTTTGGTTCGCAGTAGTAATAATGTCAACCCAGTTATCTTGAGCATTAACAGCATTATCCTGACGAAGTTGCCATTTATTGTTGCTGTAGTCATAACGTATACCGGGAGAATTAGCTTCAGTAACCGCTGTAGTATTATCTGTTTGGTCATAAACAAATAAACCTGCATATGTAAGTGTTGAAGTATCTACTACTGCAGCAGGTTTATTTAAATGCAAGAAGGAATCTTTAAATTGAGCGTTAGTGCTATTAACATATGTAGTAGTACCATTAACCGTTAAATCTCCCGTAACAGTTAAACTTCCCGGTGTAATTATAGCAGATGGAAGGCTAAGAGTTACAGTACCAGATGAAGTATTAGCAGCAATTTGGTTTGTAGTACCCTGTATAGCTTGAACAGCAGCCGAAAGATTTAATGTTCCTCCAAGTGCAACCGTACCCCCAGTAATGCCGCCACTCGTACCAATTGTAATCGAGTTGTTCGTTAATGCGCTATTAGGAACACCCGAAAGAGAAATTAATAAATTATCTCCGTGGGTCGCATCATCATTGCCTACTGTAACTGTTACGCCGTTAGATCCTAGGAATTTGAACGTATCATTATTAATATCAGCAGCAGCAGTAGTCGTACCGTCAGTAAAATTCTTAAAAATGTTTTGTGAGCTACCTAAATCTGTATTCGTGATTGTAATCGCAGCAGTTTCAGAACCAGATCCACTAACAGAGATTCCAGTTCCTGCAGTTGCTGTAGCTATATAGTTGCCAGTCGTATGAGTTCCTAATGTAACAGCATTGTTAGCAAGAGTGAGTGCTAATGTTTCCGTGGCTGTAGCACCATCAAAAGCAACAGAACCAGTAACAGGACCAGTAACAGAAAGAGTAATATCACTGCTCCATTTAGCAGCTGCTGAAGCCGTAACGGTTAATAGGTTTGTAGATGGGTTGTATGTTATTCCCGGATCGGTATATATAGATACGGCTCCCGTTGTTCCAGATGCAAAAAGAACTGGTCTCGATGCGTTTGTCCCATCGACAGAAACAGTAATCGTGCTTGGAGATGTAGCGACATCTATTAAGCTTGATAATGTTTCCCAACCAGTAGCACTACCTATTTGTGCCCTATCCTTTAACACATAGTATGTTCCTTCAGATTCGACATATACCATAGTGGCATAGTCTTTAACCTGTCCAGATGCGGTCGGCGTTGTAGCATCTACAATCGCATACAATGCGGCAAGGTTAGCAACTTTAGTTCTTATACCCCCAACAACAAAGTCAGAGTTTACAAGACCTAATTGACTATTACCGTGTTGTAATATATCGGGAAATGAAATTGGCATGACTTTATTAGCTTATTGTGTAAGAACCTGAGAAACCGTTAGTAGCATTAGAAACATAGAGTTTGTAAGCTACAACAACACCAAATGCATTGGTTACATTAATGGTGCCTGCAACCTTTTGGAATGCGCCTAAAACAGGAACTGACGAGTCCTGCAGTATTGAGGTAATATCAGCAACAGAAGCCGGATAAGCAATATGGATATAAGTAGCAGGATTATCTGTAGTATTGTTTATTGAAATAGCCGTGTGGCCTGCCCAAGCTGTACGTAATTGTTTAAACTTATTTGGAGTAGCACCTAATAAGTCATTAATACTTGTAGAGGTATGAGATGCTCCAAAAGCATTCGGAGATTCCCCTACAATAAATCCAGATATAAAAGCTATTGTTGTTAATGTAGCAGATTGAGCTGGAGTAGTGTAACTTGTAATTGACTGATCGATTACTTCAATTTTATATACAATTGTATTTGCTGAATTAGATGCACTTGAATCTGTATAACTAACTGACACAGAAGATGCTGGAGCAAGAGATCCAACATTATAAATTTCTGTATATGCTCCAGAATCAACTGATCTCATTATCCTATATCCAGTAATATCTATTAAAGGAGAATTTCTATTAATCGTAGCACTTATTTGTGAGATTATATTTCCCTTTTCGCGTACTGTATCTGTTTCACCTGTAATTGTAGATGTGGAAGTCCGAACTTGGCTTGTAGAAGTAATAGTAGGAGCCGAATAATTAGTTACTTGCTTGGTGAAACTGTTGCTTCCTGTTGAATAGAATGCATATACTGGAGTTGTAGCAACCCCATCTTCATCATAGGGAGTTACTTTAACTGCAAAGTAAAAATCATTATTGCTGTTTGCTGTTGTTGTATATGAATACGAAGGTTCGCATAAAACATCTGCAGGTAATCCTTGCGTATTTAATGCGGTTAATTGGGGAGTAAATGTTGCACCAGTAGCTGTATAGTCAGCCCAGTTAGAAGATGTAGTTGTATTGTAACGAACTCCTAATTCAATACTTGCAATCTTATAGTTATTTCCAGTAGTTATACTATTCCTGTTATTATTTTTAACATTAAATGAAACAGTATGAGTTCCAGTTTGGGCTGACTCACTAAAGTTCAGTGGTGTAGTAGTACCAACTATAGTTATTGTGGGAGCAACATATCCCGTAATAGCATCTTTAATGATTTGGATTGCATTCCAAGTAGATGCGTTGATCGTATCTCCGTTCACATACTTTCCAAAGCTTTGACCTGTCGGGATCTGTACAGTATACGTCTCTCCCTTTGCCTCACCTAAAGGAACCCAATTCGCGCTGGCAATGTCATTCCACCCATCAGCATTTTCAACTCCAGTAGCTTTCCATACATATGCTAATCCTGAAGGCTTTACAATAACAACAGATCCTTGTGCTCGTTTTGCAACTGGGATATTGCCTAATTCAGTATTATCAAAAGTTGGAACATAGAGTACACCCTTTGCATGATTTGCTACCAAATCTATAATAGGGTAGTTAGCATTCTGATTCTCTAAAGAATCTCCAAATTTTATTGCCATAGTAATTTAGATTATGGTGAAATCCAAAATGATGTTTTCGTTATAGGGTCCGGGTTGTGTGCTGCGGTAGAGCTTAACCGGATAAGTTGCTATTCCCTCTGTGTAATCCCAAGAGGTCTGTGGGGTTGTAACAAGTTGCCAACTGTCTGTTATATTGGCTACTCCTACGCCACTTGTAGTGGATGCTGCTTCTCTAATTGACTTACTAGCAGGTAGTAGCAAATATACATAATTGTCTTGATTAGCTGCTGCCGAGGTACAATTTAATAATACCTCAATTTCATCTGTTACAGAATCCTTTGAGTTTAAAGAGGAATCCATAACTGTAGCCCCACTCAGAAAATCCTGAAGGTTAGATATATTCGCTAATGGAGAAGCAAGAAGCATACACTTCTTACGAGATTCTATAGTGTAGGTCTTACTTGTAGATTGTGTCTGCGTATTGGCCTCGTTACGGTAAGAAAGGCTAATCGTGTAGTTCTGGTTGGTCTCTACCGATGTAGCTGTAATCGTAGCGTTATTTACAATAGATGCAAAGTATTGATCCGAAGTGTATATCGAGGGTTTAGATACAAATCCAACTTGTGTACCCCCTTGATTGGTTATAGATACTGCTAACCCGTATTGGGTAGAAAGCATATTGATACTATTACCTATCGTAAGCTGTATCGTGGTGATGGGAGGGGCGGTACCTAAAGCGATTTTATTGATACCATTCTGCCCATTAATGACGAAAGAGATGAAATCTATCGTCGGCTCCCAGTAAGGCCCAATAATATCCCTTAAAATCGATTCTACGGATGTTCCTGCACCATAGCTACTACCCGATATAGCATCTCCAATGGTATTGGTTACAAGAATACCCGATGATATGGTACCAGCATTGCTTGAAGTACCCGGTATGTTTATCGGACTAATCGTAATATTCTCAATAACCTTTACGGTATTGTTGCTATTGTTGATCAGAACCTTATTCGGTGCGGGTTCTTGGATTATAACCTTCATTCTGTTGAGACTTGAGGTTTAACCTTGAACTTCCCTTCCAGTATTCTAACTATGCCACCTCCAGTTAGGAATACTTCTACATCATATATCCCTTGGTTGAAGGTAAATGAAGAAGTAATAGAGCTGGGTATAGTTAAAACAAACGTGCCTGTAGTGGTTAACGTAATATGGGCACTAAATCCTGTATCTAAATTAGTATCCGAGGATGCGCGATAGACGAAATTGCTATCTGTGATATGGTCTTTTACGGAAATACGGGCACGGGTGATTGCAATCGGCACATTAGTATTATTAGTGTACGTGATCGTAGTCGTGTAAGTTGCCCCGGCTTCAATGATGAAGTTGTATTTACCAGCTGCCATTATCTTAAAGAGTAGTCGAATACATTAGGTTTTCCGCATCCGTTGTTTTCAATCATTACAAATCCACTTGACGAAGACCAGCCATTACTTTCCGAATAAAAGTTACCCGTAAAAATTGGCGGTACTGCAATCTGCCGATAGTTGGCTTGATCTATAAGGTTGTTCTCAACCTCAGAATACACTCTTTTTCCTTTACGAGAATGGTAATGCCCACCAAGCATCACGTTGTACAGACCCTGCTTACCATACTCCCAAAAGACCTTTCCAATATCGCCCTTTGAGATGTTATAATGGTTGTGTGTTAGGATATAAAATATCCCGTCTATCTCCTGCTGTAAAATTAGTGGAGAAAACACAACATTCAAAGACGACTTTGTATCTAACATAAAAGCAAGTAGAGTACCTACAGAACCTGTAGGATCCTGATCTAACTTCTGTGACACCCTATCGTGATTACCACTGACCATATACACTCCCTTACAGTTGTTCAAGCTGTTTAAGAAGTTATGGAGTACCGTATAGGCAGTAATGATTACTTCTACACCGTGTCCGTGCTTGGCTAATTCGTGCCACGTATTTGCGTGATTTAGGCCCGTAAAGGATTCTATAAAGTCGCCAAGCAAACAAACGCTTACTGACTCGTATTTTTTAGAGTTTACAATAGCTGTAACCTCAGCCAATCGATCTACAACAACACTTACGTCGAAGTGCTGGTTAATATGAGTTCGAGCAACTTCAGCACCAATATGTAAATCAGACAATACCACAACCACCTCCTTACTACCTCCTGTAACTTTCTTTGGGTAAAGGGATTTAATATGTTTGAGTGCCTCATTTTTTACAGCAAACACATCTACACTACACTTCTTCCTAACAAGTGTAAGTTTAACTTGGTATAGCACAGTTTTGTTTCCATTGGACTGGCTATCCCAACTGTTGCAGATGTACTTATCTACATCCCATATCGTAGTATCTACCTTAAAAAAAGAGAGAGCATCTTCCAGCGATTGAATAGATTGCTCTCCCTTGTAAGTATATACTGTTGTATTGCTGTCTGCTTGGATTGGTGGGGCATTGTATTGCTCATAGTATTCTGCTATCATTCTACGCAGATGCCTATGACTTAATGTCGATGCCCCATCTTCAAGAATACGGTCGGCTATGAATGAATACGGCTCTCCCACATACTTAGAGCAATAGTCACGAACAATTACAGATATTTCCATAAATAAAAGTTAGGAAACTACAACAGTAATACTATTTGTATACGATGGTAATATTGATCTACTAAATGCTAATGTGCCATTATTCCCCAAGGGAACAGTATTAGAATTTAACAAGTTTGCTGGATTTACAGTGCCATTGTACATTTTAATTGTGTAACTATATGTACTACCAGATGCATTAAATATATTGACTGTAAACTGATCATTTTGGTTATATGCATAAACATACTTACTTACTGTTATGGCTGAAGACATTGCAATACTATTATCCACGATAAGATATATTCTGTTGGCATATATAGGATTTGCCCAACTAAATGCCACGTAAGCATCTTGGTCATATGTCTGTGGAACACTTATATTATAGGTAAAAGATTCACTATTTGGAATGGTTACAAGAGTTAATTGCGGATTCCAAGGTAATTGCAGATTAAATGTACTTCCCGGCTGGAATTGTTCTATACCAGATGGAACAAAATTTAGTGTTTTTGTACTTCCCGGCTCTATATCTGGATTATCTACTGTTATAGTATAACCCGCAAGAGTTGGCCCAAATGTCAAAGTATTGTAAGCATTGTATACAGTGATGTTCGCATACAGATTGCCTACATAACCAGCATCAAGATTATTAAATATTATAGAATAATCTGAGGTAAGCGTTTGAAGTATACGTTGGCCTGCTGGAGTTTGATCTGCATCGTGTAGATATACAGCATATACAAGTTTATTTAAGGGACGGGTTTTTGGCCTTATATTCAAAGTTAATGACCCCCCTATCAATCCGGGATAGTAATAGTCTTGTGTTAATGTAGCAGTTAAATGATTTTTTGCATCTAATCTATTAGCAGGATAACGACCTAACCCAAGCGTTAAATCCTGAACTCCAAGTGTCCCATCCCCGTTATAATCTCCAATTACAATCGCAACTCCTTGAGACGTTACAAAAAAATCAAACGGTCGTGGTGATATATCAAGTAAAGGATTATCAGCATCTAAAATCTCACCTGCATATACAACAAAAACTTGGTTTGAAGGAACTCCAGTAAATGAGGTTTTTATCGTAAGTGGGCCTATACCTACTGGAATAGCTACTGAAAAAGAGGCCTCATTATCTGAATCTGCAACTGCGTCATATGTTGCAATCTCAACGTCCCCATCAAAAACAGAAAGATTTACAGTAAGATTAGCAATCGCATAATTACTTCCGGGAATAACTAAAAGATTTAAATTGCTCCCCATAGGAGCCGCAGTAGGGGGATTTATTATGGCAGTAAAAGAACTATGCTCGTAAAATAAAGGGCGATATCCAATCGGAGGAACATAATCCTCAAATCCATCAAATCCAGTTTCAAATAATACAGTATCAGTAGCTTTCTGGTATTGTTGTAAAAGGGTAAATGTATCTTCAATCTGACACTTGCGATCTAACTGATATTCTGCCTTTACTACGTGCATATCCCCAACGGCAATAAACTCTTTGTTTAATGCAGCGATAAACGCCTCGGTAGTGGGGTAGTCAGCAGAGTAGATCATATTAGCAGCCGCATATACAGTTACATCCAGTTCCAGTACAGATGTTATCCATTAGAACAACTTTTTGGGCTGCTTTTGTAATACGCCCATTTTTTATATCAAGCAACGCGCCTTGACGAAGGATAACTAACTCGGTAAGTGTTTTAAATAAGTCCATATTACCACACTTAGAACAAGTAGATTCTAAGTAGGAATCCAGTTTAGTATTTATACACGCATCAATCGTAGGTATATAGAGTTGATACTCGTCATACGTATAGGATGTTGCTCCTATGCTGTATGAGATTTGAAATCTATATACCCCATCCGCAAACGATGAGAGCGGGGGAACCATGTCCCCCGGCTCTATCGTTATTGGAAAGGTTGCTGGATTAGTCAAATCGTAACCCAACGTATTGTTAACTAAGGTAATAGCAGCAGTCGTTCCCGGAAGAGTTACTTGCACAACCAAGCTCGTCCTATCTGTTTCAATAGGAAGATGATCATAAAACTTGAAGTTGCCATTATCAGCAACATACCTCCAGTATCCTGTAGCCATTAGTTAGTTAGATTAGGCAATGAACGTCACACCAAACACTGTTTCCAACGCAGTGTCGAAATCAGTATCAGCGGTATCGTTGAAGATAACAACCTCGTGCGTATCTAAGCGTGCACCAACCGTCTTCTCAATCATAAAGGTGTACATATTGTAGGTCGTTCCAGCAACCACCGTAGACGGAGGGATGACGGCATTCGGGCCAGCAATGTTCGTAACACCAGCAAACGGAAGTGCAGACTTCTCAACAGCTTTTGCGTGTGCGACGGTACCGACAGAGTAAACCGGAGCAACCACAGCACCAAGCGTAGATTCGTCGTTAGCAACAACTTTGTACAGCTTGTTCAACGGGAAAGTAACCGTCACAACAGAACCAGAAACTGCAGCACTTACACCGTAGAACTGGCTACCAACTTTTGCACCAATAGCATCGATACCAGCTTCGATTTCAGCAGCGGTTCCTTCAATCGTAACCATTGCAAACTTCTCACGACCATCCGTAATATCAATTAACTTGATGTAAGGATACGTACCTGCAATAGTAACAGCAGCGGTACCTGCAGTTCCAGCAGCGTATGCTTTCACAGACACCTTTTTCACATCAGCCTTCTTGAACAAAGGAGTTGCTTGGAAAAGATTCGTGCCAGTACCGAGATCACGCTTTGCAATGAACTGGTAGTCGTTACCATCAGCCAATGCTTCAGCAGCGGTAAGTGCACCATTCTTCATGAAGCCAATACCAGATGCAGTAGTCAAGGCACCATCGTTAGCTGCAAATGCTGCAGCGTAGTTTGTAAACACCGTTTTTGTAAAAGACATTTTATAAAGATTAAAGGGTTAGAATCATTCTGACTGAGATTGCTCAATACTATTTGTCTGGTAACGCGGAGACTCAATCGCCTCAACCATATTCCTTACAGCTATATCCACAATTTCTTGGTGGGTATGCTCTGCTAATTCGCAATCTTGGAGCAAAGATAGATTAATTTGTGTTGGTATTCTTAGATAATCAAGGTAAACCGTTTTTAATATAAAACTTTTACCGTCCTGAAATACCCTAATGTTCTCGTCAAAAATAAACCCCATTGGATTTTCACCTGTGCTTTTGCTAAATGGATTGCCTTGCATTGTATAGGCTTTATCCTGCTCTACTATCCGTAAGTCACGAATAACTTCCGGGTCGGAGGTGCTGACTTGGTTACCACACGGGTTGTAATGCATCGACACGCGAGCATTTACCAAGAATCGGTAATCGACAGGTAAATCAAAGTTTTGAAATGCAACTGTAGTGCTTGGAATGATGCCATCCGTATAATCTACACTTAGGATCATACGCAGGTCATCCAATCTCTTAATGGTCTTACTAAACCCTAATTTCTTAGGGTCTGTAATAGGATGTAGACGCTGCTTAATAAAGCGATCTTGCGCTCTATTCAGCCAAAAGTCAATCTCATCCGACAAAAAAGAGTCATAGACCGAGGACCCCACCTTTTGGAGTCCTTGGTCTACGGCATAATGCATTTCTTGTACAGTCATTGGTAGGATATATTACGAAAAGGCCTTGATTTTAGCCTTTACCGAAGTCAGAGTTCCGGAGTTCTTCTTATCCTTCAAGAAGAGTATGGTTTCCTCCATACTATCTCCCAGTACTGAATCACCGTCTAAGATTGAGTTGCCTACTTTACGGAGTATTTCTTTACTCAAACACTCGTTGATAAGGGAAACAAATTCCAAGTCCTTATCAAGTGCAACTTCTAAGAAACGATCAGGATCTTCCTCCTGCATCGATTCCAAAGTTAACTCTTTTTCTTTTACATCCATCTTCTCTGGACGCTCTCCGTATACGCGCAACACCAAGTCCATCTTAGACTCATCTTCGGAAATCTTGATGAACTCCTTGTATGCCTTCTTACGAACTTGAAGGTTTACAGAAGCCTCAAGCAATTCCTTATTCTTATCTTGGATAAAGTACTTCAGACGCTTCGAGCCTGACAGTTCTTCTTCCGTCTTTGCCACATAGGGGTGGGCAAGAACAAACTTGTACTTGATATAGTCAAGCAAGTTGTATGGCGTACCATCGCTGTCTACCCCAATGTCCAAATCAACACCACCTTTAGGAACGTCGATAGAGAAGTTGACATAGAAATCTTTTACGGCACGAGTAAAAGAAACATCAGTAGGACTGACGCCAATGATTTCTGGAAGGAGTGCTTTCTGTTCTGCAAGAGACAATCCTCTTACAACATCTCCTCCCGCTGTAAATACCGAACCGATTTTGCGCTTAGACTCCAAGTAGATATCGTCCGGAAGGTTCGTTGAATTGGGACGACGCTGGAGTGTTACAATGTGTGAAGACATAACTATAGGGTTTAACTTGTGAATTTCTAAAAAGGGTTAGAAAAATGGGGAGAAGACCGTTGCCCTCTCCCCATCCTCTATCAAACAAACAACAATTACGACTTAACGCACTCTAAGTGGAGGCAGTTAGTAGCACGACGAATCGCGATACCACACTCCTTCATAAAGTGAACGCTCGATCCATCCACGTCAGTTGCGCGGGTGGCGTTACCTGCAAAGCCCGGAGGAACAGTAGCACCAGCAACTGCCCAACGAACCAGCTCACGGCCCTTCCGAGAGATGTACTTGATGTTCTTCTCACCATCGTAAGTAGACATATCAAGGAACACCATACGGTAAGATTCCATCGGCAGACCAGTAACCGGGTGGCGATCAGCATTCAGTGCACGTGCGCCGTGGTCAAACAGGGGCAGGTGACGAACAGTAATCGTGTGACCGTCGATGTGCTGGTAGGTAGTGAAGAAGCCACCCATCACCAAGTTAGAACCGCTGCCAGAGACGAATGCGTTCTCAGGCGTGTTCTTGATGTAGTTGCCGCTTCCGACTTCCTGCTTCATAGCGTTGTCAAACTCTTCCAAACCACCAATACCCGTGAAGAGTACGATGTTCATCTTCTGAGCGTCAGATGCTCCGTACAGGGCATCACGGACAACAGCCTTCAACTTCTGGGCGGTGAGGGTAGAGTAGGTATCCACGTTCGGGATTTGCTCCAGAACGCCAGATCCCAAGCTAATCGGCTTACCGTTGTCATCCTTCAGGTGGATGATACCATTAGCGTCACGGTTGTATTGCGAGTACCACAATGCGTATTCGGTCTCTTCTTTCCAACGCAACATGTGCTGGTATTCCTCGAAGTCATACCACAAGTTGGTAGTACGTCCACCAACATTGAACTGGAAGTTGACGACACGATCCGGCATGTTACCCTCGTATGCGTAAGACTTACGGATAAGAGAGATTTGGTTCCGCATTTTGGACGGAGCAACCCAATGGCTTTCGTTACCACGCGATCCGCTCATTGCAGCCGGAGCGTACAACTGAACGAACTGACGGTTAGCTAAGGCAGATGCACCAACACCTGCACCATCGCTTGCAACGAGCTGGCAAGAGTACTCGTATCCTCCAGCAACTGCCTTCGGATCATCCATAATACGGAGCTGAGTGCCTTCCGAATCCTCGATGATGTATTGACGAACAAACCAACGCTCAGGGAACGTCAGAACAATACGCTGGTGGTTAGCACCCGTTCCAGCTTGAGCAGTACAAGGGAGTGCCTTGTTCAACCGACCCATAACCGGGTAGTCGTACTCAATGTCATTAATGTAGTTAGTAGCGCCCATACCTTCCGTCAAGAAAGAAAGCGGGAAACGCTTGTCCTCCTGACCAGCCAGATGGGTAATAACGGGAGACAGAACATCCGGTTGCGTCAAGAGAGCCGCAGCCAAGGAGTTCTCATCGGTCATAGAAGACGAGTTGAATGTGTCTTCATACAGCCGGAGCTTTTTTAAGTTATCAGCAGACATTTATAAAAAGATTAAAGGGTTTAAATCAATTCGTTTAAGGGTGGTAACTGTACTGGCTTGGAGTACCCGGAGCCTCCTTTCATTCTTTTAGAAGCGGGCGGTGTTTGCTGTAACTTTTGTTTCAACGATTGTGCTTGCTGTGTATTCTTAGTCGTTTGCACAAGCTTATTCAAATCAAAATTCTTGTAAAGCAAATATTCCAAAGCAACCTGTGTCTCCATACTAATTTGTTGACGGTCAATCATACGCTGTGTACGACCTTCCTTATCAACGGGTTGGCTCATCCAGTTGTAGAACTTGCTCTTATCGCTTTCTGGAACTGCAAACCCACGAAGATTACCAGTATCTATAGTGGACTTAATCGTGTTCCATTGCTGCGCTACTTCTTGTTGCTGCTGTTGGGCTTGGATGCGCTGTTGCTCTATAAGCTGCTGCGCTTGAAGCTGCTGATAATTTTGCAACTTCTTGAGGTTTCTCTCTGCTTGCTTCTCCAAGATACCTGCATCAAGATATTCTTGTACGGTATCATTGATCTCTTCCGGCTCAAACCCCTGCAAAGATAGCCATTGTTCAACAACATGCTTCTGTGCAGCGATATTATCTCCACTAATATCTAAGGAAGCGTAATCCAATTGACTTCCATTGACAGCGAAGTACTGCTTGGGGTCGCCTCCGTTGTAACGATACTGAAGGTATTCTGCAACGTCGGGGAATTGTGCAAAGACCGAATCGAGTTGTTCGCGTGCAATCTCTTCAGCTGCACTACGGGTAAACTCTACAATACCATCATAGTCCTCACTAAACTCTCCTTCAGCAGCGTAACCCAGCTTACTCCTTAGAATTTCAATAACACCCGGTTCCTCATCTTCCGGTTCTGTTGTTGATTCTAATTCTTCAACTGTGTCCTCTACTTCAGGTTCAACAGTTTCAGTAACTTCCGGCTCTGCTTCCGGTTCTGCTACTGTTTCATTCAATACAGCTGCATTGGCAGGTGCATCATCATTTAAGAGGTTAGCAACACTAACCTTACTTAAATCCAGTGGTTTCTCTACACTCATATTTTACAAAGTTATTAGTTATAGTAATAAATTATGTGCATTTCATTGCTCTCAATTCCTCTTTTTTATTATCAACCTTTTTGCTTCATTGCTTGTACTCTTTCACGCTCTACTTCCAGTCTTGCTCTATCTATATCATCTCTTCTGCCATTTCCATCAGAGTCCATACTGAGGGTACCTGCAAGCTTGATCTTCTCTACTTCTAACTTATTGATACGGTCGAGTTCGTTTTGTTGTGCCTCGAAGTTCTGCTTCTCTGCTTGGAGTTGTTGTGCGGCTTGAGCTTGTTGCTGGGACATCTGTTGTGCTTGTTGGGCTTGTGCCTCTTGCATCTGCTGTTGTTTAGCTTCTACTTCCATCAGGAGTTTCTTAATACTACTGAAGTTGGCACCATCCAAAATCTGTGCAATAGTAGAAGGTTGCTGTCCATTCTGTGCAAATGTCAGTGCCATCTGCTTCATCTGCTGCAACTTGTCTTGTTCCTTGCTGCTATTCTTGACAAATACGCCATACTCTGCCTCTTGGTACTCGGAAGGATCTACCTCAATAAGGGCAGTACGCAAATCGCTCGTCACATAGGTCATCTTCTTGCCTTCTCTCCAAGCGATTTTAGACACGTCAATCAATCCCATATATTCCTTCTCTAAGAACGCTTCGTAACGACGGAACATCTCCTCAGAGATTACAGAGCTTTGGAATATAGCCCGCTCGGTAGTACCAACCCCGTCAGAGGTCATCACATTACCCTTACGCTGACGGGTGATACCTACGTTCTCTTCCCATTCTTCCTTGATAGCTTGGAGAAGCTGGAATTGAGCAGCGATATACTGCCCAAGGCTCATATCAAGAACTTGGTATTGGTTGAATGTTACACGCTCCCGATTCTTGCCTTCTGAAGTGCTATCGATAAAGGCAAAGCCCATAGCATCCGCATAGTACATAAACTTCTCTTCATCCCATCCGTTGCCTTTGGGGATCGTGTTAATCTCCATAAGCATAATCTTGTCCTTATTCTTGGCGATAGAGAGTTCTAAACGATAGTGGAAGACGTTGTAAAGGATCTGGTAGGGTAGTCCGATAGAAACAACGCTGATGTTATCGCTATGGCGGTTGCTGTAGATACGTCCATTATAGGGCAGCTTGCAGTCAGAGATATTATTCATCTGATTGCGCTGGACTTTATGGGGACCAAAGTTCACATAGATATCTCCGTCAATCTGATACCCTTCCCACACTTCGTTTACCCAATAGAACTCAACCGTTTCGTTCTCTTCTGCCTTGTGGGTCTCATCGACAACCATCTCCTGCGGGTTGCCAAACTCGTCGGTATACTTCAAGATACCTACACGAGAAAAACTCTTCCAACAAACGTGAAGTACCTCGACCATACGATCGCTCTCGTCGTCTTCAGGCTTATTGATAAAGAGAGATTGTACTCCACCGTAGCCATCCCGGTACTTTCCAGAGGGCTGCTCTAACCGATCTATATCTTGGGGAGTAAGGACATCGTAGAACTTGTCAATTACATCGTTGATACTCATTATCTTACGACGTACAACCCAATCCGCGTCCTCAATAAACTCTACGTCTGGGGATTTTTCAAAGTCAAGGTCTAACGGGCTAACGATATCATACTCGATATCATTCATCAACACATCCTTGTAGGTATAGACCTCTCCAGTAACCAACCAATCCAAGAAGCCAAGCTGGAACTTGTCTTCTAACGACAACCAATCAAATAAATAGTTCAATACCTCCTGACCTACAATAGCACGAGAGTCTCTATAGTTAGAGAGAACCATGCTCATATACTCATCCGGCATAGCTTGTTCCTCAGAGGGTATGTTTGTCTCCATACCCCCCTTGTTCATCTCATTGATGAAGGTCTGCTCAAGGTATTCTTTGTACTTCTCCTTGCGGTATGCATCAAAACGGGTTTGGATGTCTGCATTACGCACTACTACTTGGTATGCTACAGGACGTTTTGCCTTTTCGCCAAGCATAAGATCCACAACAGGCTTAATGATGTTGTAGTTGCGGAGTCGGGCTGGGAAGTTTTTCTTGGCCCAAGATTCACTATTATAGGGGTTGACGACATAGTTGTAGTCGGACTCCTTTAAGTTGCCGTTATAGGCCTCGTAATACGTCTGGAGGGTATGCTTGGTAGAAGTGCTGAATGAACTTCTATTGATAAACGCCTTTATACATTCCTCTCCCCATTTTTTGGTCTTTTTAGACCGGGGAAGTTTTTGTTTTGGTATTTGAAACATCAGTAACTTTATGAAAAGAAGTTGCGGTCAAAAAAGTTTGAGCTGTTTGTCTGTTCTGTTATAGTAAGTTCTCTGTTGTGCAACTCTTTTAGGTGGAACATACCCACCATCATAGCTGACACACGGTCAAAGTTTCCACTTCTATTGTATTTTATTAACTCATCAAGCAAAGCTACATCATATATATAATGAAGGTTGCATTTCTTCTCGCCAGTTTGAGATATTGCGCGTGGTGTCTTTAACCAATCTCGCAAATAGATCTCCGCTTGGCCCTTTCTTTCTCTACTTCCCATACTCATACCGTAGCTACGCCCTAACTTTTTGATTTTGATGTTATCCGTCTTATCAAAAATTTCTACTTCGGGCATTAAATACTGAAGTAACCTGTTTCTCTTAGCGTAAGGTATTACTTCTCCCCTATCGTTTTCAAAGCCGATACGGGCATTATAGTATTCTGCAAGCAAAAATAGGTTATAATTGTATTCATCCTGCGTATCAGGTCTTCCTATATAGCTGGCAACGATCATATCATCCGGTTTACTGAACGGATTTATGCGCTTTATAACATATGCCGCACCCAACGATTGCCCATAGCCATCTTGTGCATAGGGGTCGTGTGCGATGATGTACAGGTCATCGGGTATCTGGTCGTTTTCTTTGTAAGGTGACTGATAGATTACAACAGCCCCAGTCAAGTCGTCGCCCTTTTGGTGAGGGAACTTACTGATAGCCCGTAAGTTAGGTTCTGGCCTAAACTTAACCCCTTCCTTGCTGTCTACTAACCTACCAACCGTTGCAATATTTGCAAGAGATCCGGACTTCAGTATCTCGTTTCTCCAGTCCAAGATCATTGCAGACGGGAAAAGGTTAGAGCTTTGCTGCATAAACGCCTCTTTGGGACAGAAAGGGTATTCCGTCACATACTTGTCAAGTACGCCAGCATCCTTAGAATCTCTACGCTTCTGCTCCCGTATAGCCAGTTCCGACTGTTTGGCTTTCTCCACGTTGCTATTCCCCGATGAGTCCATATAGCCAACCTTATTAAGGTAGCAAGGGAAGAAGAAGCCGCAATTCTGATGTTGTGAGCCTTCATCCCAGATGTTGGTTATAGGAAGCAGGTTATATGCCTCCGGGTTATAGAACATAGACTCGAAGTCGATAGTTCCTCCGGTCATATCGCCACCTGTACCAAACAAGATGATCTGCCCAGTAACGACATCGCCGTCTTCCACACACGGCTGGGTAGCGAGATAGGAGGACTTGAGGTTGTCGAATACACCACACTCCTCAAAGATCACGATATTGGCATCTTTACCTCTGGCGGCATCGGGATTGTCGAGGAAGGTCAACGCCTCTACTTCGCTTTTATATCCCTTCTCTACAGGTTGCCCTCCCATATACTCCAAGTAGCTTGCTTTACGATGGTTCTGCTTGTCGATTAGCTGCCTTCTTTTAGTCCAGCCCGTATGCTCGTTCAAGAAGTTCATATTGTCTGTAACCATCGCCATAATACCTTTTGGGTATAGGTACTTCTTGTCGAAGGCGCAGAGCAGCGAGTAACTGTTCCTTACGGTATTGAAGGTGTTTGTTACTAACGCGGCGTTCTTGTAGCTAAATCCTTTACGTCTTGCTTTACCTACGATGACGTGTCTTCCTCCATCCATAAATCCATCTGCGACAGTGGTCGTAAGACGTAGCTTTTCATACTCGTCTTTCGCAATGCCTTTGCGAGCGATATCGAGCAGCCAGAAGAACTCATAGTCCCCATCCCAAAACGAGGGAAAGGTAAGCACTTTGCTTTGAGCTTTACCAGCGTCTTCTGTGAGCTTTATTCGTACGAAGTTGAGGTAGAAGTAGTGGTGCCCTGTGATACGTGTACCACCGACCTCGTAGCCATTGATACACCTATCTAATTGAGTAGTCCAATACTCGTAATGAGCAGAACTTCCGGGAGGGTCAGGGCAGTAGAAGCCGTGCTCAAGGAAGTGCAGGGCATCTCTTCTAAACTCTTGGGTATTGACTAACATATCAATCTTCAAATTGTCCCTTCTTACCTCCCCCTCGGATCTTGGTGTCGGTAGTTTCCTGTCGTTTGATCTTATCCTCTAACGTAGAGATGTTGTCTATGGCTTTGGGAAGCTTCTCTGCTATCTCCAACATACGCTGTACGCTTCGTACGATAGGGTCGATGTCCTCCATATCTACGTCTTTGAGGGCGTCTTCGATACGGATACGTAACGTGTCGATTACCTTGCTGGAGGTGAGCAGGCCTTCCCGTATGGACGTAAGGGTCTTTACCTCGGGGGTAGAACTCATCTCAAGGTATTTGTCTATAGCTGCCTTGACATACGAGTCCACCTCCCAATCCACCAACTTCAAGTCGGCCTTGACCCGCGTCGTCCTCTCCTCCACAGGATATATGATATAAGGGCTGCGGTGATCATAAACGAAGTAGATATATCCAAACTCTTTAGGAGCTACTATCTTCTCTTTGGTCCTGTCTCTCCTATATAGCGACTTAAACTCCGCTATCAGGAGTATCTGAGGGTCCACTATTACCCTGAAGTTTTCTTCTCTGAATAATCCCATAATTTAACTGTGATATCCTTCCCGGTTTAACATAGAACTTCCCAAAGTACGGAAGACGTACACTGGTCAAAGCCCCTTCTTCCATATGCATCTTCAAATGCTCAAACTGTGATTCCACAATGCTAAGCACCTCATCGGGATGTGCTCCCAAATCATTTGCAATCTCCTTACAAATCTTCGCTTTTATCGAGTTCTTTCTTGGCATACAACACAAACATTAATTGATAAACATATTGTCCGATATAAATCTCCGTATAGTATACAATCCCCATCTCCTCCAACCTCACAGACACCACAAACTCAAATTCCATCAACACCCCTATATCATCAAACTCATATACCAAATAATGGCTGGGTCGGTTAGATGACAAACCTGAATATAATATCATCTACTATAGGAGGTGCGTGTATTATCGAATTGTACCTATATAAACCATCGTCTCCCAAAATAATAACTCCCTTATCCTTCAAACTCTTCACATAATTATTGATCACAGCTACACTCCTGAAATTCATCTCCCTACTTACAGAAATCCTCGCCTCCGTACTACAAGCTACCTCAGGGTCGAAAGCCATAAACAATAACAAACAATCCAATTCCCTCGGAGTCAACTTTAATATCCCATTCATCAACTCCAAATAGTGCCTCTTATGAAGCCTCGGACTCGTCGCTATATTTAGTACCATTGCTTCCCTCGTATTTGCTTACTCTGTCAATCTTCTTTACTAACCTCTTCTTCAAGAGAACCCGAATATTCTTCAATAGTATAATGATGCACTGATTCTCTACAGAGAAGTTCTTCTTCTGTAACTCATACATCCTATCTATCAACATAGTAATAACCTCCTCGTTCGTAGTCCCCCCGTTATACCCCAAAGCCGTCTTCTCCGTAAAACGTATTACCTGATAGTCATTCTCCGATTTAAAATTGTGTAGCTTATACTCTACACCCGGCGTTACTACTTCCATAATTTTAATATTTAAAGTTCAAATATATTCATATATCCTCAACTCCCAATACGTAAGACACTTACCAACTCCTGCTCCTTGGGAGATGCCAAAGCCTGATAGTATTCCTTATCCAATAAACTAATCTCATATAACAACTCTATCCAGATCCTCTTGGCTTCTGCCCTACTGCCTATATCAAACTTACTCTTAGTCCCAAGGTTCGCCTGTATGGCAGCATTAATACGTAAGTAACCATCTATCCGCTCCCGTATGTGTGTATCCTTATAGTATCCCATACCGCAAATATAACAACCCCCCTTCCCTTAGCCCCGTAAAGAACCCCCCGCCCAGTATACCAT